CGGCTGCAAACACCACGCAGGTTACGGGCGGTTCGGCGCTGGTCGCCAACGGTCGCCGCGACTTGGTGCTGAACGGCACGGCGGCAAACCTTGTCGTCGCGCGCGGTGATCGGCTGCGTGTTCGCGCTGCTGCTACCGGCACGCTCGCCAACACGGTGACTGTCCCGGTCTACGCGCTCGTCATCGCGCCGGCCTGATGCACTTCTACCTGCGCCATCCGCGGCACGGCAACAAGGTGGCCATTTCCGAAATGGAAATGGCCGCCGACTTGCGCCAAGGGTGGTTGCAGTACGACCCGCAGGAGCCGCCTGCGCCTGTGCAGGACGGCGAACCGATGAACACCCTTGAGGTCAAACGGCGCCGCCGAACGACCGAGGAATAGCGCATGGCGACGGCAGGCGATCAGATTACTCGGGCGCTGCGCCTGCTTGGCGTGCTGGCGGAAAGCGAGACGCCCTCCGCTGCGATGGCGCAAGACGCCCTCGCGGCGTTTGACCAGATGGTGGACAGTTGGAACACGGAGCGTTTGGCCGTGTTCTCTACCCTTGACCAGACCCACACGTGGCCGGTCAACGAGCGCGTGCAGACCTTCGGCCCGACCGGCGACATCGTAGCCGACCGTCCGGTGCTGATTGACGATGCCACCTACTTCCGCGACCCGACCACGAATGTCTCGTATGGCATCAAGCTGCTGAACGAGTTGCAGTACAACAACATCGCGGTCAAAACGGTCACTAGCACCTTCCCGCAGGTCATGTGGGTCAACATGACCTACCCGGACGTGACGATTCACGTCTACCCGGTGCCGTCACGCGCGCTAGAGTTCCACTTCATTTCGGTCAAGCCGCTGACGCAGCCGGCTACGCTTACGACCGAGTTGGCGTTCCCGCCGGGCTATCTGCGGGCGTTCACCTACAACTTGGCGATGGAGCTTGCCCCGGAGTTCGGCGTGGAGCCGACGCCGCAAGTGCAGCGGATCGCTATGGCGAGCAAGCGCGACATCAAGCGCATCAACGCGCCGAAGGACATCATGGCGATGCCGTACAGCCTGATGGCGCGGCGCAACCGCTTCAACATCTTCGCCGGAAACTACTGACATGGCTAACATCAAGATTTCGCAGCTTCCGCCGGCAACATCGCCGGTCGCCCCTACGAGCGAACTGCCTATCAATCAGAGCGGGGATACCAAGCGAGCGGCTATCAGTCAGTTGGGGTTTGCCCAGGCGGGTGCGGGCGCGCAAAACCGCACCATTCAAGACAAGTTGCGCGAAGCGGTCAGCGTCAAGGACTTCGGCGCGGTTGGCGACGGGGTGGCAAACGACACCGCCGCTATCCAGAGCGCGGTATCGTCGCTGTCTGCCAACGGCGGCGAGGTCTATATCCCGCCCGGTACCTATCGCGTGACCTCACCCATCCTCGTTTCGGCCAAGGTGGTCGTGCGCGGCGCGGGCATTGGCGTCACGTTCCTCTCGGCCACGACGGCCATGACCAACCTGCAGGCGGTGTTCTACGCTGCAACGGCCAACACGGTCGGGTTCCAGGACTTCAGCATCCTCGGCAACACGAACGGGACGCTCGGCGCGGGTACGGGCATCCACGTCAAGAGCGGCTCGGGCGCGAAGATCCAGCGGGTCTACATCAGCAACACCACTCAGGCCGGTATCCGGCTCGAGGAGGTGGACACCGCGCTCGTTGAGGACTGCTGGCTGGAGTCGTGCGGGCGCACCGGCTACACGGACAACCACGGCATCATGCTCTACACGACCACGGCGGCATCCTGCTCCGGGGTCAAGATCGTCAGGAACCGGGTCAAGCAGGCCTTCCGCAAGGGCATCACCACCTTCACCAGCGCCGGCACCGGCAGCATCAGCGACGTGCTGATCGACGGCAACACCGTCGAGGGATGCGGCCTTGGCAACATCTATGTCGGCGGGCCGTTGCAGAGCCGCATCATCATCACGAACAACGACATGTATGGCGGCTATGTCAACCTGCAGTTCGGGGATGCTAGCGATTCGGTGGTCGCCAACAACACCGCGACTCTTTCCACGGCCTTCAACTTCGGCCTGTACGGGGTCAGCAATTCGGTCATCAAGGGCAACGTCCTCCGCACCAGCGGTGAGGCGGGCATCGCCACCAAGCAGGTCGCAGCCGAGGTGTGCGTCGGGTTGGTCATCTCCGATAACGTCGTCTACAACAGCAATCGGGTAAACGCCGGCCATTGCGCCATCGACCTTGTGGCGGCTAGCGATACGATGATTGCGAACAACATCATCTACGACGCTACGGGATCGTCGGAATCCGAATATGGCGTCTACGAGCGGTCGGCCTGCGATAAGAACACGGTGGCGAACAACCGAGTGTTCAACATGGCGACCGCCGACTATTCGGTGACGGGCGCCAACTCGACCGTGGTGCAGTCCAAGCTCGGCACCGTGTTCGCCGTCCAGTCTGGCCTGCAGGTGAACCACACCTCGCTGACGCTGGTCAACGGCGCGAACAACAACGTGGCGCTCCCGGCCAACGCTGGAGCGGTGACCATCACCGGCCCGACCGGGGCGTTCAACATCACCGGGATCGCGGGCGGCGTCCTCGGGCGCACGGTCACGCTCGTCAATTCAACGGCGCAGACCATGACGCTCACCATCAACAGCGGTTCTTCGGCGGCAAGCAATCGACTTTATTTGACGGGTAGCGTGGATAAAGCCATTTCCGCTTGGTCTGCGGTGTCGCTGATGTATGTGACCAATCAGGGCGCCAATTTCTGGATGGACGTTTGATTCGGGTTTAGCATGAAAACCCCCATCCTCGGTAGCAGCTATGTCCTCCGCAGCCCGAACGCGGCTGACAACCGGATGGTCAACCTGTACCCGGAAGCAATCCCCGAGGGCGGCAAGGAGCCGGCGTACCTGCAGCGGTGTCCTGGGCTGCGTCTTGTCGCCACGGTCGGCACCGGCCCCATCCGCGGCTTGTGGGCGCACGGCACGGATGTGTACGTGGCGAGCGGCACGGAGTTCTACAAGGTCGCTGCCAACCTGACGCAAACCAAGTTGGGCGACATCACGGGTTCCGGCCCGGTGTCGATGGCCGACAACGGCACGCAGTTGTTCATCGCCTGCAACCCGGATGGGTTCATCTACAACTTCAACACGGCGGCGTTCGCTCAAATCACCGACCCCGACTTCCCCGGCGCGGTCAATGTCGGCTACCTTGATGGCTACTTCGTGTTCAACGAACCGAACAGCCAACGGGTGTGGGTGACGGATTTGCTTGACGGGTTCTCCGTCGATCCGTTGGACTTTGCCAGCGCCGAAGGTTCGCCGGACGGTCTGGTGTCGTTGGCGGTCGATCACCGCGAGGTGTGGCTGTTCGGCACTAACTCGGTTGAGGTTTGGTACAACTCAGGCAACCCCGACTTCCCGTTGGAGCGCATCCAAGGCGCGTACAACGAAATCGGCTGCATCGCCCCCTACTCAGTCGCCAAGCTTGACAACAGCGTGTTTTGGCTTGGCGCCGACGCGCGCGGTCAGGGCATCGTCTACCGGGCGCAGGGTTATCAGGGCGTGCGGGTGTCCACCCACGCCGTTGAGTTCGCCATCCAAGGCTATGCCGACATGTCGGACGCGCTGGCGTACACATACCAGCAGGACGGCCACGCCTTCTATGTACTTATCTTCCCGAGCGCCGAAACAACTTGGGTGTTTGACGCCGCAACCAACGCTTGGCACGAACGCGCCGCACTTGACCGCGGGCGGTTCCGCCGGCACCGATCTAACTGCCAAGCGCGGTTCAACGCCGCGCCGTTGGTGGGCGACTTTGAGAACGGCAACTTGTACGCCTACGACTTGGCGTACTTTTCCGACAACGGCGCCGAGCAAAAGTGGCTGCGGTCGTGGCGCGTACTTGCGCCAGGGCAAAACAACCTCAAGCGGACGATACACCGCCGCCTGCAACTGGACTGCCAGACGGGTGTTGGCTTGTCGGGCTACGGTGCCTTTGATTCCGTCGATTTGCTTGCCGCCGAAACTGGCGATGTGCTGACCACCGAATCCGGCGAGGCGCTTTTGGTGTCCTTGGCGATTACGGACGGGGCTGACCCGCAGATGATGCTCCGATGGTCGGACGATGGCGGCCACACTTGGAGCAACGAGCATTGGCAGCCGGTCGGGCGCATCGGCGCTACGCAGACCCGCATCATCTGGAACCGCTTGGGCGCTACGCTCAAGTCCCGCGACCGGGTGTACGAGGTGTCGGGTGCCGACCCCGTTGTGACGGCCATCATGGGCGCCGACTTGATTTTGGACGGCACCAATGCCTAACACGACTACTATCCCCGCCCCGCGCGTACCGCTTATTGACGAGCGCACCGGCCTGATTTCGCGGGAGTGGTTCCGCTACCTCAACAACCAGTTCCGGCTGACAGGCGGCGGTACGACCGACGCCACGCTTGCCGATTTGGAGCTGACGCCGCCCAACAATGTGACCGACGCCGAGTTGTCGCAAGTTGAAGCAGTGGTTCGCGGGTTGCAGGTCGGCCCGCCGCGGTTTGAGCCAAACCCTATCAACTACGGGCAGTTCTACGACACAACCACGCAGACGGCGGCGGCCATCAACACGGCCTACGCAATGAAGTTCAACACGTCGTCCAACCGCTATGGCGTGTATGTCGATCCGGGCGATTCCACCCACATCAAGGTCACGCGCCCGGCGGTCTACAACATGCAGTTCTCGTTGCAGTTGGACAAGACTTCGGGCGGCACCGGCCTCTTTTGGGTGTGGGGGCGCATCAACGGCACCAACATCGCTGACTCTGCCTCCGAAGTTCGTATTCAAGGCAACAACGCTGAGGTATTCGTAGCCGCCAATTTGTTCGTGTCCATGTCGGACGGCGACTACTTTCAGTTGATGTGGGCGGTCGATGACACGACCGTGCAGGTACAATCCAAGGCGGCGGCGGGGGTTGTCCCTGGCATACCCTCCGTCATCCTCACCATGACGCAGGTGTACATATGACCGTGTTCCTCTCCCCGCTGGCGGGTGCCGGCGCGCAGTTCTTCGACAACAACGGCAATCCGTTGGCGGGCGGCAAGATTTTCACCTATCAGGCCGGTACAACCACGCCCGAAGCGGCGTATACCGACGCTTCGGGTGCTACGCCGCACACCAACCCTATCATCCTTGACTCGGCAGGTCGGGTCACGCAGGAGATTTGGCTGACCGAAAGCGCCACATACAAGTTCGTCCTTGCGACGGCGGCGGACGTGACGCTTGGCACCTACGACGACCTGACCGGCCTTAACGACTTGAGCTTGGCGGGTGTTGCTTGGGCGGACATCACCGGCACCCCGACCACGGTTGCGGGGTATGGCATTACCAACGCCCTGACCACGACTGCGGCGGCGACAACCTATGCGCCGCTTGCTAGCCCTGCGTTTACCGGCACCCCGACCGTACCGGACAACGCTACGCCTAGCGTCAGTCATTCGGTGGGCTACTTGGACGCGCCGCAGAACGCCAAGACGGCTAGCTACGAGCTAGTGCTGGCAGATCGCAGCAAGTCCGTAGTGATGAACGGTACTAGCCTGACGCTGACCGTTCCGGCCAACAGCGCCACGGCGTTTCCGTTGGGCACCGTCATCATCATCGTCAACCTCAACGCTACGGCGCTGTCTATCGCTATCACGACCGATACGATGACCCTTGCCAACAGCACCACGACTGGCACCCGCACGCTTGCGCGTAACGGTGTCGCCACCCTTATCAAAATTTCGGCAGCGTCGTGGCTTATCAGCGGGGCGGGGTTGACCTGACATGGGCGGCGCTACGCTTGCGTCCTTCTTCAACGGCAGCGCCGGCGGCGCGGGTGCCGGGGTGTACGACTACTCCGAACCCGGCACCGGCTCCGTTGTCATCCCTACGGGCGCAACCGGCGTCACCATCCAAGTGTGGGGCGGCGGCGGCGGCGGCGCCACCGGCTACGAGATTTTCTTGGCGCCCGGAGAGCCTGACATCATTGACGGCGGTGGCGGCGGCGGCGGCGGATACGCCAAGACCGTGCTGATTTTGAGCGGGCAGGACGGCAAGACAATCCTGTACACCGTGGGTGCGGGGGGCGCGGGTGCCGGATCGGCTACGGCTGGTGGCTTCTCCAACGCTTACAGCGGCACATACACCCTTGCGACCATGACCGCCAATGGCGGTCAGCCGGGTAGCGCCGACCCGCTGCAAACGCAAGGCGCCGGCGGTACGGCTACGGGCGGCAACACTACAAACACTACCGGCAACGGTGGAGCGGCGTATACTTCGTTTGGCGCCGCCGGTATCGTGGGCGACGGGAGCTTGACGGCGGGAGGCGGCGGTAACGGCAGTTTCCTTGGCGGTCGGCCTGGTCAGAGCGGCCGCGTTCGCCTGGTGTTTACTTTCTAGGGGTAGGTCATGGCAGTCAGCGTCAAACCCTTGATTCCTTCCAAGACGGCGGAGAACGCGCAAACCACGCAGTACACCGCCGCGAACGTGTCGGCCATTATCGACAAGTTCACGGCGACCAACTACAGCGCGTCGGCGGCTACGCTGTCGGTCAACTTGGTCACGCAGTACGACTCGACGGGAAACCAGAACTTGATCGTCAAGACCAAGACCTTGCTGCCGAACGAAACCTATACCTTCCCCGAACTGGTCGGCCACATCTTGGCACCGGGCGGGTATATCTCGACCATCGCCGGTACGGCGTCGGCCATCAACATCCGCTGTTCGGGCAGGGAAGTGTCGTGACGGAGTTGGTAGACGACCGGGCGCAAGCGTTGCAGGTCGGCTATCACGCGACCGACTGGAACAACCGCCCGTCATTTGACAGTTACGCCGCCGCGATGGAAGATTGGGACATCAAGGCGCTTGTCCGCAACGGCGTGTGCATTGGTGCGGTGTACTTCAACGGCGACGAGTTACACGTATCCGTGCTGCCGTCTTGGCGGCGGCGGTGGGCGACGAAGGGCTTGTTGGCCAAACTGTTTGACCGTGAACGGGTTGTTACCCGCGTAACGGACGGGCACGACTATATGCACGGCATTTTGCGCCGCTTGGGGTTTGACGCCCATGACGGCCTGTATGTGAGAGGTCACGCAAATGGGCATTGAAACCGCAATTCTTGGCAGCGCCGTTATTGGTGGCGCCATGTCCTCCCGCGCATCCAAGAAAGCCTCGCGCGCGCAGCAGCAGGCGGCCGATCAGTCGGCGCAGTTGCAGCGAGAAATGTTCAACCGCCAGGTTGAACTCAACGAGCCGTTCCGTCAGGCGGGCATCACCGGCCAAAACGAATTGCTGCGGTTGCTCGGCCTTGGCGGCGATGCCGCCTCGGCAGGTTACGGCAGCCTTGGCCGCAATTACACGATGGCCGACCTTGAATTGGATCCCGGTTACGGGTTCCGGTTGTCCGAAGGCATGAAGGCGCTTGACCGCACCGCCGCAGCTCGCGGCGGCATGATGTCGGGTGCTGCGCTCAAGGCCGCGGGTCGCTTCGGGCAGGACATGGCTTCGCAGGAGTACATGAACGCCTTTAACCGCGCACAGGCGCTCAAGAGCGAGCGTCTAGGCGTCCTTGGCAGTCTCTATGGCGCGGGGCAAACCGCTGCGCAACAGGTGAGCAACGCTGCGGGGCAGTACGGCGTCAACGCCGGCAACATGATGATGGAGTCTGGCCGCGCCCGCGCGTCGGGCTACATCGGTTCTGCCAACGCCATCACCAACGCCCTCGGCCAAGCGGCTTTGGGGTACGGGATGTTCGGCGGCGGCGCGCGACCGGCTATGGGCGCTAACACGATGGCGGTCAACTATCAGGGGCCGCGCTACGGCGGCTACGGTTGAGGACTCGGTATGCCTATCATCGGTGACACGCAGATTCAGCCGGTCAACTTCCTTGAGCAGTACATGCGGGGACAGGAGTTTGCGCGCGGTCGGCGTGTGAACGCGCAGGCCGAGCAACTGAACGCTCTGCAACTGCAAGCCGCAGAGCGGGAGCAATCAAACGCCTTGGCGTTGCAGCAAGCTCTTGCGCGGGGGGCGACCGACGAGGATTTGATGCGCACGCCTGGGGGCGCCGATTATGTGGCGGCCATGCACAAGGCGCGCGGTGAGCGCGTCGGTGCAGATACCAAAGACCTTGAGCGGCGCATGAAAGGCGCTCAACTCTTGGGGCAGACGGCGGGAGCGTTCTTGAGCTTGCCGCCCGAGCGGCTGAACAAGGCTACGCTTGCGCCGTGGGTCAGCCAGATGACGAGCGCGGGGTTGCTGTCGCCTGATGTGACGGCTCTGTTTGAGCAGATGCCCGACGACCCGGCGCAGCTTGCGCAAGGGCTGCAATTGCTTCAATCGCAGGCGATTGACGCCGAGAAGCAGGCCGAGCGGCACTTCATCAACCAAGATTTGGGCGGGTCCGTCCGCACGCTGACTGCGCCAAAATACGGCGCCGGGCCGGCTACGGTGCTGCCGGGATCGGTTGCTGCTACCACGCCGTCGCCTAACGCCCCGCGCACTACGGTCAACACATTCCTTCCGGCCGCCGAAACTGAATACGCCAAAGTAGTCGGTAAGGGGCAGGGTGAAGCCGATTTGACAGCGTATGCCGCTGCGGAAAAAGCCGCAGCGGATTTGGAGCGGGACAACGCGGCGTTGGATTTGCTGGAGAAAGGGCAGCCCGCCACCGGCATCACCGCGCCGATTGCGTTGGAGTTCAACCGCATCATCGCAAGCGTCAAGGGCGACAAGACTGCGGCGGCCAAAGTCCGCGACACGGAACTGCTCAACGCGGTGCTTGGTCAGGATGTGTTCGCCAATATACAGGCGTTGGGCATTGGCGCGAGAGGCTTGGATACGCCTGCCGAACGCGAATACCTGCGCGAAGTCGTGTCCGGCACTATTACGCTCAATCAGCAGACGCTCACCGAAATGGCGCGAATTCGCGCGAACATCAAGGGGCGCGCGATTGATCGGTTCAACCAGCGCATCCGCAGCGGCGAGCTTGACCCGTTCTTCCAAGCCACGCGACGGCCGAAAACGGAAATCTCCAAGCCGGCGCGCACCGCGCCTTCGGGCGGCAAACCGGCCAACGTCCCCGCCGACGTGTGGAACGCGCTTACGCCAGAGGAAAAGAAGCTGTGGCAGAAGAAGCCCTGACGCTAGAGCAGCAGCAGGCGCTTGCGCTTGCTCGCGCGCGCCTTCGAGCGGCGGCGGCAAAGCCCAAAGCCGCCGCACCCGCGCCCGAATCTTCTGGTGCGGTAGGGCAGTACGCCGGCGTGATTAACCGCGCAGTAGCGCCGTATGCCCTCGCCGCCGGCGGCGGTGCGGCGGTTGGCGGGCCTTTCGGCGCGGTAGCCGCGCCGCTTGCGCTTGGCATAACCGACCTTGGGGCCACGCTGTACAACGTCGGTGCGGGTGCGGTCGGCGCGGAAAACCGACTGCCTGTGCCGTCAGATGTTGTCCGCCAAGGGCTGACAAGCGTGGCGCCCGGCGTATTCCGCGAACCGCAAACGTCGGGGCAACGCTATTTGGCGGCGGGGGCCGAAGCGGCAACAGGTGCCGGGACTGCTGCCAATGCGCTGCTAAAGCTGGCAGGTAAAGCGGCGCCTGGCACAACGCAAAATGTCTTGCGTGAGTTGGGGCGTTCGCCCGCCACGCAAACGGGCGCGGCGGTAGGTGCTGCGACGGCGCCCCAAGCGGTGTCGGACTTCACCGAAGAAGGTTCCGTGCTTGACAACCCGTATGTGTACGGGGTGGCAAGCGTGCTTGGCGGTGTGCTTGGCGGTGCGGGTACGGCCAAGGCGCTCAATGTCGGCGGGGTGCGCGCGCCAACGCTGCCGAAGATGAAGGCGCAAGCCGCGCAAGCCTACGCGGACGTAGATGCTTCGGGCGTAGCGTTTGACCCCGCCGCCTATGACGGGTTCTTGTCGGGCGTGCGCGGACGGCTTACGGGGTTTGACCCCGATCAGCACCGTGCAGTCGATTTTGAGATCCGGCAGTTGGAGCAGTCCGCAGGGCAAGCGCGCACTATCAGCGAGTTGGATACGGCTCGCAGCAACATCAAAAAGCGTTTGGGCAAAAGCACCGACCCGAACATCCGTCGCCTCGGCAGCGAATTGGCCGACGAAATTGACGATTTCGTGCTGAACGCCCCGCCTTCGTCGGTCATGTCGGGCAGCTATCCCGATGCGGTGGCTTCGTTGCAGCAGGCGCGGCAGTTGTATGCGGCCGTCAGCAAAAGCGAGCGCATGGAAGAATTGCTCCGCCGCGCTAAGTTGTCGCGGCAGCCGCTTGACGACGCGGTTCGACGGGAGTTTCTGAACGTCGCGCGCAACCCGCGACAAATGCGACTGTTTACGCCAGAGGAACGCCAGTTCATTGAGCAGGTAGCGCAAGGCGGCAAACTGGCCGCATCGCTGACTTCCTTCGGTGAATCGCTGCGGGTTCGCTCCGTGCTTGGCGGCGGCTTGTATGCCGGTGCGGGTGTCGGCATGTACCTTCCGCAAGTGGACGCAAAGACCGCCGCTGCGGTCGCGCTTGGCGTCGGGGCTACGGGTTCGGTTGCGCGGCGCACCGCCAACGCACTCGCCACGCAACGCGCGCAGCAAGCCGCCTTTGAAATGCGCGGCGGTCGGAAGTGGCAGATGCCGCCGTTGTCTATCGGCCTTGGCACGGCTACAGGCGCCGCAAACGCACCGTTTGTTTCCCCCGAAGCCGAAACGCTTAACCGGCTTGGACTTTAATACGAGGCCACAATGACCGACCTGTTGAAAGGCGCGTTCAAGTCGCGCACCGTCTGGTGGAACATCCTGCTTGCAGTCTTGGGCGGTCTGGAACTGATCGGCGGGCATCTGACCACGCTGTTCGGCGCCAAGGTGGCTGCGGCTATCCTCGCCGTGGGTGCGCTTGCCAACCTCGTACTGCGCGCCGTCACCACGACGCCGCTGCGGGACAAGTGACGTGTCCGGCCTTTCGGATACGCAGGATGACCGCCTGCGGTCGGTCGAGCGTCTGGCGCTTGGCACCTCGGCGGCGCTGAACGATCACTTGGTCGAGTGCGCCGAGCGCAGTCGCGCGACCACCATCGCCGTGTCGGAACTGACCGTGCAGGTGCGCCACCTGACCGAAAGCCAAGCGTCCCTCAACAAGCTGCTGCTTGGCATCGGGCTGCGTATCGGCACCGGGTTGGTCGCGCTCGTCATCGGCCTTATCGGGCTAGTGTTCTACTTCGTCACAGGAGTCAAGCCATGACTGAGCCGCGTTGGCTGATGCACGCACGGCAGTTCGTCGGCGTGCAGGAAATCCCCGGCAAGACCACCGCGCCTGTCATCGCCCGGTGGCTGCGGCAGCTCAACGCTTGGTGGACGGATGACGAGACGCCGTGGTGCGGCGCGTTCGTCGGCGGGTGTCTCACCGACATCGGCCTTGCCAAGCCCAAGGACTGGTACCGCGCGCGGGCGTACCTCAACTACGGCTACCCGCTGCCCAAGCCGCAGCCGGGGTGCATCGTTGTGTTCAACGGCGGCCTCAAGCGTCCTGGCGGTGGGCACGTCGGCTTCGTTGTCGGTCAGGATCAGTGGAACCGGCTGATGGTCTTGGGCGGCAATCAGGGCAATGCCGTCACCAT